AGCCCTGTAGTTAGTTACATCTATAATGCTGTAGAATTAATTAAGAAAGCTACACCAGGCTTCTTAGAAGGTTACTGTGCTGTCAGTGTCCATGATGCTTATGAAGGTGGTCTACCTGCTCATACAGTCAAGGTATTCTCTCAGCTATGTAGCTTTATGTTTGGTGGAGATGGTACTGATGTATTCTACAATAACATCAGAAATAGTGTTGATATGCCTGCTCTTATTATTGGTTGTATCATCCATGACTATGGTAAGTCATTTGAGTATCTAAATGGTCAACGACATGAGAACTCATTTGTACCTCATACATTGTTTGGTATTCACCTTCTTACTAAACTAGAAGCTGACATTCTTACTAAGTATTCAATGGGTACTTACCTAAGATTGATGGCTATTATTGGTCAACATCATGGAGACTTTGGTGAGAAACCACAGTGTATTGAGTCTTACCTTATTCACTTAGCTGATTACCAAGAAACTAAACTACAGATTCTAGAAGAAGCTATTGAAAGTGCTAAAGATTATGGTGATGATGTAGTTACATCTAAGTATTTGCCATATAAACTTGATTGTGGAGGTGGTAATATTGACTTTTAGTCTTGGTCAATTAGTCTTGGTTAATAATAAACCAGGAGTAATTACTAACATTGGTAAAGGAGCTTATGCTGTTAATATCAAAGGAACTAATGAATGGTTCAATGAAGAAGATATTATCAGTATGCATCCCAAAGACAGTGTTCAATTCTATCAAGGTAACTTGTTAGATGTTGAATTTAAAATTAATCAGTACCTAGTCAAAAACAATAACAAATCTATTAAACAAATTACTGCTACTGGAAGTGGTAATGATAGATTAGTTGTGGTGGTGTATACCAATTCTTAAGTCTAGTGGTAGACCTAAAGGCTCTAAGGATAAACTACCTAGAGTCCGTGGTATAAGCAAGGTAGACAAGTCTCCTGAAGCATATAAGGCTATGAAGAAATACATAGACCTTGAAAAGGAATACAACAAAATCAAGATGCTTAAGAAGGAGTACAGGAATGGTTCATCTCAGCAAAGATTCTATACAAAGAGGTTAAGACAGATAAGGCAAAGACAAGCTGACTTGTATGAAATCATAGCTCAGAACCATCTTGCTTATAAACTAGCTGATATGCTTGGTATTGGTATTACACAGCCCTATAGAAGGTATCTAAGGGCTAAAGGAGAAGGTACTAAATGGAAGCACAAGAACAAGTAATATTGGCTCTTGATGTGTCAACTACAAGCACTGGTTATGCTCTCTATGTAGGTGATAAGCTTACTAAGTATGGTTATATTAAACCTACTGGTAAGGATTGGCTTGTCCGAGTAAGGAAGATGGCTGATAAAGTTACTGAGCTTAGAAGAGACTATGCTATTGATACTGTAGTTATTGAAGATACTTTCTTCTTAAAGAACATTAAGACAGTCAAGAAACTGTGTCTAGCACAAGGTATATTGCTTGGACAGTTACCTGAAGCTAAACTTATTCAAGTATTCCCTAATACCTGGAAGAAACACTTTTGTTTAGGTAAAGGGAAAGCTACAAGGGATGAACAAAAGCAAACATCAATTTCTGTAGCTGAGACTATGTTCCTAATTGAATATGGTATTAATGATGATGAAGCTGATGCTATCCTTATGGGTAGATATGTATTGGAAACATTGGAAGGGGGTGAATAATGGATTTAAAGGACTTATTTTACTTTATTAGTGCTGTCATTGGTATTCTATGGATTGCCATTGTTACACTATCTTATGTGCTTGGTTTAATTGCTAAAGCTACAGAAAAAAGACTTGAACGTATCAAGTCACTAGAAGAAAACTAGAATAAATTACACTATAGTTTTTAGTGCTTGAACAACAATAAAAACTAACTAAAATACAATGTAAAATTTAACGCAAAATATTTAACAACAAACTCTTTTCAAACTCTAGAAAATACTAGAAGATTTCACTGGCTATAGATTTATTTCTATAGCCTTTTATTATGCCCTAATTTGCTCTGTAATCAATTCTAGTAGCTTACTAGGGTAAATATACTAGGGTATAATAAAAGGCCCTTAGAACGTCTTCTAAGAGCCTTATATAGCCACTAAGTCATTGTAACCCAGTTGACCTAGTTGGGGAGGTGATTTACTCCTTTAAATTTTATAGTGGTGTGGCTATAAGCCTATTATACCACTATTTCCAAAATCTGTAAGCAGTCCAACTGTTAATACTGAACTCTCCTAGGAAGTCTAGTGATTTAAAGTCAGTTGATTCTTCAGGTAATTGATTACCAAACTCATCAAAGTTATAGACTTTAGCACCATCATTAGCATAAGAGAAAGAGTTATAGTCAGTAATAACAGCTACATCCTTCTTAGGTTGCCATAGTCTAGTTACAGTACCATCACTATTCTTAGTCTCACTAACAAAGTTATATACTCTGTAGTTATCAAAGTAAGTGAGAAAAGCACCACTTGTAGAACGATTAATTACTCTACCTTCAGTACCATTATTGTAACCATATCTATTATATCTAGTGTCAGGGTTATAGTTACTTGTTACACTTGCATGAGCTACAGTAGCTACACCAAGGGCAAGTAAAACAGTTAGAGTAGCAAGTAGTTTCTTCATCATTACCCCTCATTTGATACTTCAAGATTACCTTTGATAGTAACTTTACCAAGAGCATCTTGTACTGAAGTAGATTTAATCTTTTCAATAGCTTCTACCACTTTAGCATTGGCATCAGCAATAGCTTGCTTAATCTCTTGTGCATCTCTTGATTGACTATCAATGAATCTACCAAAGTCAGCATCAGGAAGATTAAGGTGTTTAGCTCCTGCATTCTGTAGTTGGAATACAGTTTCCATATCACCAATACCAAACACTCTGCCGTTAACTACAGCTACATAACCACTATCACCAGTTTGATTTCTTGCAACAAAATTAGTCATTTCTTCATCCTCTTCTTCAATACTAGATGATGTTACTTCATCATCAATCAATACAATATTCTTATCTAGACCACCTGCAATACCTGTAGAAGTAAATTGCCACCATCTCATGTGTTCCATACCAGGATATACACCCCAATAAGGAGTAGGTGTGATTTCATAGTTAGGGTATCCTGCAATCCATAAACTATTAGGATACTTAGCAGTAACTTGGTCAATATAGACATTAGCTAGTGTATAAGGCTTGTAGCTATAGTAAATAGGTTCAAAGCCTGCTTGTTTACACTTATCCATAAAGGCAATTACAGCATCAGTATTAGCTTGTAAGTTACCACTAGCACTATCTTCATAGTCACATACTAGGTATCTAGGCTTGCTAGGTAGATTACTAATAAAGAAGTCAGCTTCAGCTTGTGCCAAGCCTACATCTCCACCAAACCTAGCAAAGTGATAATACCCTACACAGTTACTTGTATTAGTTTGTTGAGTAACTACAGGAGACAACCATCCAGTACCTTCAGTAACTTTAATAATAGTATTTCTAGTACCACTAGCATTACAGATGTCTGTTAGGTCTCCTGGTTGATAAGCTGATACATCAATAAAGTAATCATCTTTCTTCATACCACTAACTACAGATGATGGTTCTGAGTTGTTAGTAACTACTGCAGTATTGTTAGATGATTTAGGTCTAAAGGCAGTAGCAAATGTAGCTGAGTAAGGTAGAGCTACAACATTGAATACTCCACCACCATTAGGGTTTCTTTGTTCTCCACCTTGGTTTTGTCCTAAGAAGTTACCATAACCATTACCTGCATCACTATCAAAGATAGCTACATGTGAATAAGGTGTTGAAGGTGTAACTGCAAAGATAGCTACATCTCCTGGTTGCATTACTTCTACTTCATCAAAGTAGTTAAGGATACCATTACTGTGTCTTTGAGTCCACAGGTCTTGTGCATATCCACTGTCAGTACAGTTAATAACAGGGATACCTAAGTAGTTACAGTATTCTGCAAAACCATCCCAACATTGGTCTCCAAACCAACCATCAATGTCATAGCCATTACCTAGGTGAGTATTTTTAAAGTCTTGATAACTCATTATTCAATTCCTTTATTATAACTTGTGCTTGATAGACCTACCAAAGCACCAATGAAAGTACCTAAAGCAGTCAATACAGTAACAATAACACCTGTAGTTTCAGGGTATCCTACTGCAATACCTACAGTACCTACAAAGGTAGCTAAAGCAGGAATAAAAGTAATTGCTACAAACTTAAGTACATCATAAGTTTTATTACTAAAAATCATTGTATCTTTCCTCCCTAATTTCTAGTTTGTCATACTTGCTATAGAGTAATTTAATTTCACCATTACCACCATTATTGTGATAGATGGTATACATCTTAGCAATCTCTGTAGCTTCATCTACAAAGGTGTAACCACGCTCTAGAGCCTTAGTAAGGGCATTGTATAGCTCCATCCTAAAATGGCTCTTAGCGAAGCTCTCAGTAGCTTCTAATTGCTTTTGCTGAGCTTCATTCTCAATAACCAATTCTCTGACATCATTAGTAAGTTTAGTAAGAGTTTCATTTAATTGATTTTGATGAGCAATTATCTGTACTCTCTCTTCTCTACTTTCTCTAATGCTTTTCCTAATTGTCATGTAAATACCTACACATGTAGATAGTGTTGATACTGCCCCCCCTACAGTAGTCATTAAAATATCAACGGATATGTTCAATCTTAATTACCTTCTTCTTTGGGTTTAGCGTCCTCTTCTTTTTTCTTTTTCTCTTCTTCTTTT